GAAGTTTCCGCGCCGAGCCGTCGGTCTTGTAAACCGTGTAACCAGTGATCGGGCCACGTGAAGCCGGTGCGTCCGGGAATTGTTCGCGGTGCCAGTCGATCATGTTCCGGATCAACTTGATGACGGTTTCGCCTTCATCGTCGGGCACGAGCGACCGGATCTGCCGAACCATCTCGGCGTCCTCGGCCGCCCCGACGTGATCCCAGAACCGATCCGTAGGCAGCGGCGCAGGCTTCGCCGCGACGGCCTTCGCCACTTTGGCCAGCGGCCCGACGCCCACGAGCGCCAGCGTGCCAGCGACCCGACCGAGAATCGTGCGACGGCTCAGCATGTTGGTGATTTCCACGGGTGAATGTTGACCCGCCGAATTGTACGCCGCTCGGTCAGAGTGAACAGGCTTTTGCGCCATCACGGGATCACCGCCCGGTCACACGCCTCGCACCACGCCATCAGGCTCAGGGTCGGCACGTCGGCCGCACCCCCTATCGGCACCAGTTCCGCCACGAGCCGGCCGTCGCACGTCGGACAATGGCCGGGCTTGATCACCTCGGGCTTGAGCGGAGCGTCCTTGCTCTCGGGGGCGGCACCCAGTTGCTTGTTGTGGGCACTGGTCAGCATGGGGCGCCTCAGGACTTGGCGGGCTCAGTCTTGCCGTCCGCCTTGGCGGCGGGTGCGGGCTTGGTGGGCTCGGCGACGGACTTGGTCTCGGGCGGCTTCTCGTAGTCCGGGCCGAGGTCGTTCGTCAGCCGCGACTCAGTGACGATGACTGTCTGCCGGTTCTCGCGGGTGAAGGCGAAATCGCCGCCGGAATCGCGGCGCAGGTTGGGGATCACCTTGCCATCAACGAGACGATCCTCGATCGCCTTGCCGCCGTGGAAGGTGTCCTGGATGTACTTGCGGATGTGGTCGGGAACGGGCGGTCTGGAGACACTCATGATGCGAGGCTCACTCCGGGGTTGTCAGAATGAAAAGAGAGAAACGCCGGGTCGGCGACAACCCGGCGTCTCGGAGCGGGAACTAGAGGACGATTTTCTGCGCCACGCTGGTGGCGTTATAGGCGCTGGCCGGTTCGAACCGGGAGACGTCCGCGAGGACGATAACCGCCGCGCCGGATGCCGCCGTGCCGATGGTCAGGCTGCCCTTGAGGAAGTTGTAGCCGAGGTTGAGCGCGGCGAGCTGCTCGACGCGGATCTCGACCAGGGCGTACTTCGAGGAACCGGAACCGGCCTGGGTCAACTGCGTGATCGACGTCCCGCTGATCGCGGTGTACGTGCCACCCGAGGTGCTCGATCCCTTGACCTGGAAGTCCAGGGTCGCGGACGCGCCCAAGGTGCCGGCGTCGACGATGAACAGCACGCGCCGGACCTTCGAGAGGTCCACCGCGGACGTGAGGACGGTGCTCGCCGAGATCGAGTTGGCGTGGATGCCGTCCGCGATGATGGCGAGCCCTTCGCTGAGGTTCTCGATGTAGTTCATGAGAGGCGTTATCTCCAGCCCGGACCATCGGCCGAGCGACGGTGAGTTCGAGGTAAGCCCCCGGAGAGGCGGGCGAGATGTCCCGCGCCCCCCGAGGGACGAAGGGGTTTAGCTGTGCAGCGCCACGTACGGCGACAGCGTGCGGCTCTGGTCCTGCAGCGTGAGCGGCAGGTCCATCCACGGCTGGGCGTCGACGCGGGTCACGAACCGCCAGGTCATCTGGTTGTTCACGAACTTGTAGTGCTCGCTCGCGGCGATCTCGAGTTCCATCCGCTGGGCCAGCAGGATCATGCTCGGGTCGACGAGCACGGCGTCGCCCGTGGTGCCGAGCGCCGGGAGCTTCTCGGTGAAGAACACCGGGCGCCCCAGGAGCACCATGTTGTCGTCGGGCGCGACCTGGGCCGAGCCCTGGTTCGGGTTGACGACCATGTTCGGCAGGAACACGACGCGGCCCGAGGAGTCGGCCAACTGCACCAACTGCGGGAAGACATCGGGCGCCAGCAGCCAGACCGCCTTGCGGCGGCTCTGCGGCAGGAGTTTGCCCATCATCGTCGCGGCGTCCGCAAGCTGGAACTTGTTCGCCGTGGCGCGAGTGGCCGTCACGAGGGCCGGGGCATTCAGGATGCCGAGCGGCTGGTTGACGCCGGTGCCCTGGATGCAACCGTAGTCGATGTACCACTTGACGGTGTCGCGGATCAGATCCGTGAGCATCGTCTCGAGTGCGATGATGTTGTCGCGGAGCAGATTGCGGCTGGCGAGCGTGTAGCCGGACAGTTCGTTCGGCTTGAGGATCACGCTCTTGAACTTCGGCTCGGTCTCCTGCCGCGTGGCCGCTTCGCCCGTCCACCCGGCCACCATGCCGCCGGTGTAGCTGGTCTGGCCAGCGGTGCCGGAAGGCGTGGTCTGGTCGAGCGCGGGGTAGTGGACCTCGGGGCCGTCGCAGGGCACCATGCGGGCTCGGGAGGCGAGGACGGCGTCCTCGATCGCGATCCGCAGCAGGTCATTGCTGAACTGCGGAGCCGTCGTGTAGCCGCCGGTGATGCCGCTGCCCTCGGCCAGCGCTGCCTTCTGGGTGGCCTTCGACCAGGTCACGTGCTTGGAGCCGTAGACCTTCTCCAGCCGCTCGCGAGCCTCCATGCGCTCGTCGGGCTGGATCTCGGACAGGGCCGAGATGCCGAGGCAGTAGATGAAGTCGCGGAACGACTTCTTCTTGTCCGCCTCGTCGGCGGTAACTTCGATGCGGGGGCCCTTGCTGGACAGGGCCTTGGCCGCGGTGTCGAGCTTCGCGCTGGCCGCGTTGACGACCTCGGAGACCGACTTCTCGAACTTGGACAGGGACTCGGCGACGAGCCCCTCGGCGACGGTGGCCGGCGCCTCCTCGATGAACCCGGCGGCGACCATGCCCTTGGTGGCGACGTCGTCGGCGTCGAATTCGAGGGTGGCGTTCTCGGCGTGGCCGCCGAACGCCTTGAGGACCTTATAGAGCTTCTTCACGGTTGTTCCTCGGTTAGAGGGAAGTCAGGAACAGACCGCGAATGGACAACCTCGTCGCGCACAGGTGACGTCACGCTCGGCGTTGCCGTCGTGCTCGTGCCGCCGCTGGCGGGCTTCTCAGTCGCGTTGGCTATCGAATCCCGGCGGCTACATCGCTACCGGGTGAAACTGCTTCGTTGTGCGGGGCTCACACGGCCCCGACAGATTGGTCTGTGGTCGCGCCAGCAAGAGCCTTCGCCAGCGCGGCTTCAAGGTCCGCGATTCGGGCGGCTTGATCTTCGATCGTGTCGGCCGCCTCGAGCATGTCGGCCCCGATGGAGCCGCCAACGTCCGGGTCGTTCTCGTGGTGGCGGAGCCGAACCGGCAGCGGTTGTTCGCACATCTGCTCGAACGCCATCGTGCCTTGTGCGTCGACGCGGCCCGCGGCAATATCGCCAATCAGGTCCGCCAGGTTGATCACGCTGTCCTTTGCGAGACTGTTGGTCACGAACATCACACGGCCCCGATGGTTCGGTCGATCGTCGCGTCGACCAGGGCTTGAGCCAGGGTCTCGGCCCCGAATCGCTCGGCGGCCTTCCGTTCGATCTCGGCCTTGATCTGGTCGATCGTCTTGTGCGGGGGGACAACGAGCGACTTCCCGTCCTTCCCCGGCACGGCGCCCCACTCGGCGTAGTGCTTCGCGAGGTGAGCCTTCACCCCGGCGTGGTCGGCCTCGGGGATCGCCACGCCGCCGCGGGCGCCCTCCAGTGCCCCGTAGGCCGCCTCGACGCCGCGCTTGGAGACGTAGAGCTTGCCGTCGTGGACGCAGTGGTGGGGCAGCCTGTAGCCGCCGAATTCTTCCTTGCGGGAGCCGTCGACCCAGGCGAAGCCCTTCTCGTACCTGGCCCAGTCCATCGTGTCCTTCGAGCCGCTGCCGTCGCTGCTGGCCCACTTGGCGAGTTCCGACCTCGCCGCCGCGGCATCCCACGCCGACTCGTCGACCGGACCGGCGGCAAACGGCACGACGCCCTTGATCTCGCTGACGGTCGAAATCTTCTCGCCCGGCTCCTCGTAGGGCATGTCCTCGCCCTCGGCCATCGGGTGATGGACCTTGGTGAGATCCTTGAGCATCCGGCCGACGTGCTTGGTCGTCGGGTGGTGCTTGCCGGTGTCCGACCGGTACATGTAGACCTTGATGCGTGCGGCCGGCTCGTCCTCCGTACCCTCGACGTCCTCCTCGACGCCGGGCACGAACCCGCCACGGTGGACGCTGACGATCTTGCCCGCCCCGCCCGCTCGGCCGTGGCCGAACTCGACGTAGTCGCCGGCCTTGAGCCGCTTGTAGTCGTGGTCGGTGTCCGTCTCGGCGCTCGTGTCGTCGTCGCCGTCGTCGTCCGGGTCGGGATTGGCCGGGGACGGCTCTTGCTTCGCGTCGTCGTCGGGCTTGACGGCGTAGCCGCCGTCGGTGGCGGAGCCCTCGTTCATGGCCTTGGTGTCGGAGGCGGTCACGTCGGCGTCGGTCTCGGGCGTCTCGGACATGGACTTGCCCTCTTGCGGGACGAGGTTCTGGAGGTAAGAGGGCAGTTCGAGCCCCTTGGACACGGCGACAACTAATGCTTGTGCGTTCATGCCAATCGGCACGATGCTCCACTCGATGAGCACGCACCGGCGGATGATGCGGCGGGCGGTGGCCCAGTCGGGCCGGGCCTTCAGCTCCTCGTTCGTCGGCGGCCCCCAGTCGGACGGCTTGAAGTCGTCGGGCGGGCGGAAGCCGATGGAGACGGAGCGGACGATTCGCCGCTGGAGCAGGCCGAACAGCCGCCGGGAGTCGGGGTCCTCGACGTCGATCATCGCCTTGCCGACGAGCCCGCTGAAGCCGCGGTTCCGCTTGGCCTTGATCCACTGGCAGGTGCCGACGGGCCACTTCTGGTAGTCGTGGCACGCCATGACGACGGGGTTCGTGTCGAGGTACTCGCTCCGGAAGTCGATGCCGGAAGGGATGACCACGTCGCCTTCGCGGTCGACATTATCCAAGGTTAGCCAGGTGATAATGGCTGGCTCGCCCGGCTCGAGGTTGATCTCGGCGGCGTCGAAAACCTTGGCGGTCAGATCAGCGCGCTTGCTCGGGGTGGTGGTCGTGCTCATCGTGTCTCGTTCCTCCCCGGCCTCGGCCTTGGTGGACTCCGGCGATCCCATCGGGTGTTAGTAAATCCTCTCGTGCTCGGGCTCGTCTCGCGGCGTCAGTTCGACCGTGCCGCGTAGCAGCCTGCCGACGCGATGCAGTTCGACGGCGCCGGGACGGCCCCGGCTCGGGCTGTAGTCGCGGCGGACGTTGAACGCGGCGTTCAGGGCGTCGGCGATATCGCGGGCACCCTCGCACGACCAGTCGAGCGAATCGTCCAGCACGGCCACCAGCGGCTCGCCGTCGCGTTCGAAGGCGACACTCCCGATCACCGGAACGTGCCCCGCAAGACGCCGACGATGAACGCACAGAACTCGGGGTCGTCGTGGGCGAACTTCGCCGCGTCCTGGTGGAGTGCCTCGATGCCCATCGACACGACCTCGGTGGCGCCCCCGAAGTAGGTCTTGCCGACGTAGTACGCGGCCATCTCGTCGAAGTGGGCGTCGAACTTGTCCTTGCGCCCTTTTTCATGCTTGTCGAAGTCGCCGTCGGGGAACTTGTCCCGCATGCGGACAGGCGTCTCGTCGTCCTTGAAGCGGTGCGCCAGGAAGTCGTGGGCGGCTTTCTTTACGCCCGGCACCTGCGACTCGATCAGGTGGCCGAGTTCGTGGACGACGCTGCGGGCCGACGTGTCTTCCGTCAGGCGGATCTGCCGCGGCGGCCGGTGCTCGGGGCGGTTCCCGGCTGCGATCTTCTTCCACGCGACGGAGAGCGTGTCGGCCTTCCCCCGCTGCTGAACGAGCGGCCCGAGCCACGCCAGGCCCTTGTCGATCTCGGCCCGCGCCTGCCCGGTGAACGTGTCCAGGCTGCCGCCTAGCAGGCCGCCGTGCTTCCAGGCCACAGGCTCAGTTGCCTTGGGAATTGGCACGTCCTTGTTGCGGCGATCGTGGGCCAGCTTCAAGGTCGCGTCGTACTCCTCGCTGCTCTGCCGCATCCTCCGGAACGCCTCGGGGCTCGTGTCGCCCGCGTCGATGGCGTCCAGGTTCGCCCGGTGCCGCGCCTGGACCTCCGCAAGCCGTTCGGCGGCGAGCCGTGCGGGGTTGCTGCGGTACGACTCGGCAAGCTGCTCGACGATCCGGCGGGACTCGGTGTCGGCTTCGAGCCGTTCGGTGAACGACGACGGGACGGCGGGCTCTGCGGTCGGTTCGACCGGCTCTCGGAGCGGCTGCTGCAAACGCTCGGGCTGGGGCTCGGGCTGCTCGTCGGCTGGCAGTGGCTCGGTGGCGTCGGGCTGGTCGAGCGTGCGGCCGAACTGTGGGTTTGCGGGGCCGCCGTACGCCTCCGAAAGCACCTCGATCATCGCACACTGGCACGAAACGTGTAAGGGCGGGTGCCGGATGTGCATGTAATCCGGGTTATTGCCGATCACCGCGAAGTCCTGCCCGATCCGAACCGTTCGCACCTCCGCGGCAATTCGCTGGCAAAGGGGGCATGCGTCACCGCTCACCAATAGTTCGAATCCAACGACGATCTCGCTTTCGATCGCCGCTTGTTCCTGTGCCGCATGCACCGCCCGGCTCGTCTCCGTCGCCGCGATCCGCCGCGCCCG